AAGCATGGCTGAATTGTTGACAAATTATTACGAAAATCGCATGTCCTTGAAAGTGTCTGGAGATTGGTGCTACAAGCGCGTGCATGAGAAGCCCTATACGTGGCCGCATGTGCAGGGGCAAATGCTCAGCGCCATTAACGAAGTGCTGTCGCCCAAATCTGCCGTGCGGTTCCGTGGCTTTGGCGAACCAACGAAGGTGGGTTGATCACCATGCAGGTTTCGCAAATCTTCTTGAGCGACAACGAGCAAAAGCTGTCGCCCTTCCTTCAACACGCCACTTCCACCGTTAAAGACGCATTTCCCAATGCAAACCATGTGATTTACAGCAAGGAAAGCCTCCGTCAGTTCATTGCTGATAACTATGGAGGCACAGTGCTGGGCGCTTATGACTCTCTAAAGCCCTATGCCTATAAGGCCGACCTTGGGCGCTATTGCTTGCTGCACAAGCTAGGAGGATGGTACGTGGACATTGGCATCAGAGTGAACAATGCCGTAGAAGTGGGCGAACAAGTGGAGATGCTGGCCTTTCGTGACATTCAACGATTCAGCTTCACTAGCTGGGCCTGCTCCATTGGCATCCTCTTTTCAAAGCCAGGCAATTTAGTGCTTGAGATGGCCATTGAAATGATTGAAGACAATTGCTTTGACAAATACTATGGCATCACTCCCCTGTGCCCCACTGGTCCAACACTGCTAGGGATGGCCTTAGCGATGAACGCTGGGCAAGCCAATTTTCTCTATGGCGACTACTTAGAGTTAACACCTACACACCAGCAAAAGAATCGTGCCTTTGTGCTGCCCGATGGCACAATTATGGGATGGGGCAAACCTTCTGCTGGCGGCGACCTTGCGGGCCTTGGTGCCAACGGTACGAACAATTACAACGAGCTATGGCACAACAGGCAAGTTTATGCTTAACGCGCCTTCACTTGTTTACAAGTGTTCCAGCCACCCTTAATAGCTTCGTTCACAATTTGATCTCGTTGCGAGAAGAAATTAAAACGCGCCAGCCAAGAAGTTGCTACGGCATCTTCCCCTAGTTCTTTGGCATAGAGCGAGCCCCACAAGTCTTTGTCTTCAGGCGGATGCGGAGGGCAGAATGTTTGTACACCACCATACTTTTGAGCGCAATATGAAAAGTGAATGTCTTCTCCATTGGCCCAAGTGAACGGCTTTTCGCGCCAGAAAAGCTGCAGAACGTTGTAATGGAAGAACCAGGCATGGCCCACTAAGTCCACGCGCTCTGTCGTGGTGTTCTGGGAAGGCCAACCATGGCGAGAGTGGTCGTCGTAGATGGCGCTGTTCAGCAAAACGCCAGCGCTGCCCAAGATTGGCTTCGTGTAACCTTGCTGTTCTAGATCGGCATAGGAAGTGAGGCAATTTTCAAACCACTTCTTGCCGGGAATGGTGTCGTCGTCAAAGATGGCAATGAAATCAGTGTCAGCAAGCAGGCCAGCAGCAAACCGGCCAAAGAATGTCCAGTTGTGGTCGCAATCAAACACCCTGTCCACTTTTACATAGTCAAACACCATATCTGCATTGCTTTCGTGGTAATTGATCCACACCCAGATTTCCTTAGGAGGAATGGTTTGATTACGCAGCGCCTCGACTTGCCTGGCAAGGTTTTGAGGGCGGCGATAGAGGGTGAGAATGGCTGTAATTCCTGCGGCCATGATGTTCGGCGCTTTTGTCGAAGTGCCATTATGCTACCAGCAGCTTTCGCTTAGGAACATTTTCTCGTGCTGTCATTTCCTGAAGCCATACGGCACTTCCATGGCAAGCTGATCAATGGTGACAAATTTGCCTTGGGAAAGTTTGCCGATGGGGAATGGGGGGCAATTAAAGGAGCACAGTTTGCTCCTGCCAATGGAGAGTGGCAGTCTGATGCAAACGATCCAGTCTTTGAGCGTGCCAGACAGGAACTTGCCGATGCGCTTCAATACCAGCACCCGCAATACTACACAGCCATCTGCCCGTGCTACACCGACGCCATTGCATTTTCAGGACAGCCAGCTAGCAATATCACCTACGCCAACATCTTCGTTAATGCCAACTATCCCTTCTATAAGGAGCACTTTATCAAGCTCTATCAGGAGCGTGATATTTGGCTGGTCACGCATAAAGACGCGGATCTGGGTGATTTGCCGTTTGTCGTGGAGCGCTTTTTCCCCATTGATTACAACGCATGGATTGTCAACAGGGACCTGCCTGAAGAGATCTTGAAAGAGAAGCCGAAGGACAAGCTTTTCCTATTTGCGGCAGGTTCGTTTGCCAACATTCTTGTGCATAAACTATGGAGAGAAAATCAAGACAACACCTACCTAGACGTTGGCTCCACTCTTAACCCCTGGACGTGCGTGGAGCGATTGAAACGCGACTACTACATGGGCGATACAATTTATGCAAGGCTTTCTTGCCCTTGTGATGGTGTAAGACCTGCCTGTTTTTAGCAAAAGTAGTAGAGTACAATTAGACAAGCTAGATTCCCATGACTGCAAAAGAGAAGCAAGCGAAGGTTCGCTTGGTGATGAAAGAATTTAAGGCTGGCTCTCTTAAGAGCAGCAGCGGTGAGCCTGTTAAAAGCCCTGCTCAAGCATTGGCAATTGCTCTTTCTGAAGCTGGCATGTCGCGCAAGCCTAAAAAAGACATGGGCGATGAATACTACATGGCCTTCATGAAAGAGCTTGGAGGGCCAGAAGAAGAAGAGAATGATGACACAATGGACGAAAGCACTGGCGAAAAGCGCTGTAAAGCTTATCTTGCAACAGTACGGAAGAACAAAGGAAAAAAGCCTTAAGGGGAGATGCGCAATCATTTTCCCCTCCATCGTCTGTACGCTCTGCAGCCCGTCGCGGCCTAGAACTGCGTAAGAAGTATGGCAAGGGCGGCCTAACCACGCAGGAGGCTGGCAAGCAGGGCATTGGCAGTGGAGTGGCACGGGCGACAAGCTTGGCCAATGGAGAAGCCGTGAGTTATGAGACAATCAAGCGCATGGCAGCATTCTTTTCACGGCACGCCAAGAACTTTTCTGGCGGGGAGAATGATGCTGGATTTATTTCAGGATTATTGTGGGGCGGAAGCGCGGGTAGGGCGTGGGCCAATCGCATCATTAAGATGGTAGAAAGCGCTAAAGACAAATGAGCGAATACGTGCGGGTGATTGAAGAAGAAGATGAAGGCATTGGCATTATGAAAGCCTTGTCCATTCTTTCCGCGCATGAACATCGCAACACTTCACAGTGGCGCCTTGTTGAAGAGCAGCATTTCAAAAATGGTCGTCTTGACGAAACTCACGAATATGTGACAAGCTATTACGAAAAGCCTGATGATCAGTTTGAAGCAGTGAAGATGCTGGTCTTCGAGGCCGAAGCCATTGCGAAGGCATACATTATGGGGAGCATTGAAAGTCAGCTCGCTGAAATTCGCGACGAAGATGACGACGATTGATCTAACGGGCTTTAACAATGAAAGTAGGAAGGCCAAGTAGCCACAAAAAGGTTTCGCCGTAAAGACTGCTTAACGTGGCAATTTGCACCGCAGAGGGCTCGCTTTGGCCTTTTTCCATTCGATGATAAGTTGCTTGGCCAATATGCAGCTCCTTGGCAACATCTCGCTGAGAAAGCCCACTATTCTCTCGTAGTTGTTTCATACGGTCTGCCACTATCATTTTTCTTTCAAGGTGAGACATTGCAACGGCAGTGCTTCGGTTTGATACTTTCATGGCAGAGGCAGCTTGCAGATCGTCCAGCCCAGGGAATGCTTTCTCTTTCCTGACAGCACTTGTGCTAAATTTTTTTGATTTAAGTTATGCTCTCTGCACGTATCTCTAAGGTTAAGCGTTACTATAATTATTCCGCCTGGGCCTGTCAATTTGTAATAAAATCCTTTGCTTCCAATTGCTTTTGCTTGACCAATTTTGTAATTCCTTAAGAATTTTTGCTGCGGGCTGAGTGCTTGATAGGCGCCTGGAGGACAAGTAAATCCAGTGCTTGTCTGTCTGCTGCGATTTGCAAAATGTGGATTGCGGTCAACTTGATAGAAATTGTGCAATGATATTTCTGCTTGCAAGGCCTCTTTTTCCGTATCAAACACTGCAAGTACAATTTTCTCGGTTGGATGAAAGCTTTTGTCCGTAAAGCTGCCCATATATGGATCTATTTCTGGGGGCATTTTGGAGCTGCGTTTTCCTATGTAACCACGCCCCCACTCCTCGTAAGAGTAATATACATAGTGCCATTTCTCTGTCATTTGATTCTCGTATGAATCATTTGACCCACTATAGCACAGGTGGGTTGATAGCATAAGTGTATGGATTCACGCCCATGCTTTCGCTACGACGTATCCCAAATTAGTGATTATCAAATCACTGAAGAGGGCTACTTGAAGGTTCGTGCGCGTATTGCGCGTACGGGCATCCAGTCGTACACGGATGCAAGTGGCGGTATCCGCTTGGAATATCGCCCAGAAGAAGAAGTGGCTTCCTCGGAAGCCTTGGATAGCTTTAGGGAAAAGTGTTTGACAAAAGAGCATCCTCCTGTGTTGCTTGATGCGTCCAACACCAAGGACTATGCAGTTGGTTTTACCAGTGCAGATGTCTCATATTCCGATGGCTTTGTTGAGTCCACTTTGACCGTCACTGATAAAGAGACGATTGAAGAAATCATGCGCGGCAACGTGCGTGAAGTGTCTTGTGGATATAAAGTCGATTATGTTGATCAACCAGGCACCACGCCTGATGGCCAGCATTACGACGGTATTCAAAAGAACATTCGTGGTAATCATGTGGCCATTGTTAAAAGAGCAAGAGGAGGAGCTAATGTTCGCCTCATGCTCGATTCAGCGGATGCCGCTGTGACTGAACTAATTACTCTCAAAGAGGAGACAATTATGCCCGCAAACATTGCGTTTGATGGCGTTTCTTTTGAGGCAGACTCTGCTCTTGCAGCCGCCGTGGTGGCTGAGCGTGAAGACGCGAAGGCGAGCTATGCCGATATGAAACGCAAATATGATGAGGCCATGGCCGCAGCTTCCAAAATGAAGGAAGAAATGGACGCCATGGAAAAAGAAATGAAAGGCAAAATGGATGCTGCCGAAGGTCGCGCCGATGCCCTTTCGCAAGAGCTTGAGGCAGCCAAAGCTGACCTTGAAGCTGCTCAACAAGTGAATGTGGATAGTCTCGTCGAAGAGCGCATTGCTCTTATTGACAAGGCTCGCATTTCTCTTGATTCTGCTTTTGATTTTGCTGGCAAAAATGCTCGTGAAATCATGGAAGCTTCCATCAAGGCTGTGCGTGGTGACGCTGATCTGTCGGAGCGTTCCGACGATTATGTGACCGCCATGTTCGACACCCTGGCTGAATCTCCTCGTACGGATTCTGCCACCACGGAAGAACTGCGTAAAGCTGTTGCTTCCATCGCCTCTCCAATGTCTGCTCCTTCGTCCTATATGGACAGGATCCAGAACGCTTGGAAAACTCCCCTTTCTGTCTCTAAGGAGCGCTGATCCATGGCTGTAACTTTTACTGCGTCGGGGACTGCGGCTGCTGGCGGTGTGCAACAGAGCTACGCTCTGACTCACACTGCTCTGCTCGAAGGCCAACTCTCTGACATTCGCGACAACACCATTGGCACCTATGTCAATGAAACTGGCTCCGTCATTCCTTTTGGTAATGTCGTTGCATTTAACCAAGCTGGCACTGTTGCCAACTCGGCTCGCACCATCGGCAGTGGCACTGCCATTGTCGCTGGCGTGAACGTCCTCACCTATGTGGACGAAACTGCTGTTGACGGCAATTCCCGTCCTGGCGTTAAGGACAAGCAAGTGCTCAACGTGGCCAATGAAGGCGCCGTTGCTATGTACGTGCATGGTTCTGTCAATCCTGCCACTGTAGTGCGCGTGGTTCACACTGCCACTGGCGTGCGTTATGCCGGTCAACTGCTGGCTAGCGGCTTTGCTGGTCGTACTGCCGTTCTTTCGAATGCTCGTTACCTTTCTTCCGTCACTGGCTCTGGTCTGGTGATCGTTGAACTGAATGGTCCGAGCTTCACTCTCACCGCTGACACCTGATAGGAGGCCCTACTAATGTCTGATTTCCGTATGGACGAAGCGGGCCTGTTCCTTGAGCGTCAGCTTGAGCACATTCGCCCCCAAGTATTTGAAGTTGCTTATGCCGACATCAAATACCCCACAATTCTGCCTGTAACCAGTGAAGCTGGCAATGCAGCGCAAACCTTCACCTACCGCATCATGGACTCCACTGGTGAGTTCAAGCTGATTGCGGATGCTGCTGATGACCTGCCTCGGTCTGACATCAGCCAAGTGGAGAAGAGCATTAACATCCGTTCGTTCGGTGGTTCTTTCGGTTATACCGTTCAAGAACTGCGTGCTGCTCAAATGGCAAATATTGCTCTTGAGCAACGTCGCGCTTCTGCCGTTCGTCGTGCTTACGAAGAAAAAGTTGAAGCTCTTGCTATGTTCGGTGAATCCACCGTCGGCTTGGCTGGTTTCTTCAATAACTCCACCGTGGACGTGATCACTGCTGATCAGTGGTTCACCACCGCTACCGGCACTTCCCAGGACATGCTGGAACTGTTGAACTATGGCGTAACTGCCATCATCAATGGCTCCAACATGAAGGAGCAGCCCGACACTATCCTCATGGCTTATGAGGACTATAACAAGATCAGTACCACTCGCAATTCCGATTCTTCGGACGTGACTGTGCTGGAATACTTCCTGCGCACCAACCCCTACATCCGCAACGTTGAGCCAATCAACCAATTGGATAAGGATAATAGCGTGCTGTCCACCAACCGCATGGTTGTTTACAAGCGCGATCCTGAGAAGGTGCAACTGCACATTCCGCAGCCGCTTGAACTGTTCCCGCCTCAGCAGCGTGGTCTTGAGTTCATTGTTCCTGCTCACGCTCGCGTGGGTGGTGTGGCTCTGTACTATCCCAAGAGCGTCATCTACGTGCAAGCCTCTGCTTGAGCGTAGACAAGCAAAGGGCGTTAAGCTTTATCACAGTTCCTAAAGAACATTCACAATGTTAATCGCTTATCGCCCTGAGCTTGAAAATCCGCCGCGTGAAGGGGGATTTGGCATCATCACTGATGGAGGCATGATTCAACTGGCTCCTGGTCTTAACCAGGATGTACCAGAGCTTCAATGGAAAGTAGCCCGTGAGAATTCAACTGTTAAACGGTTGTTGACCATTGGCGCCATTGAAGAAGTGAAAGAACGTATTACTGTGGAAACCATTCCGCATGATGTTCAAACGCTTGTCAACATGCCCCTCGTTGAAGCCTTTCGCACCATTGAAGTGATTCATGACCTAGATCAGCTCTTGTCATGGAAAAAAATTGAAGGTCGCGTGAGGATTCGTAATGCCATCACCAAACGTCAAGAAGCTATCAAGACAGGAAAGGCATAACCATGACTGTCACCTATGCAAGCTTCCTTGAGCGTTTTCCTGAATTCAGTCCCCATCCATCGGGAATTGTTAATGGAGCCATCAGTAGCGCAAGTGCTGATGTGGGCGAAGACATTTTTGGAGATCAAACTGATCGTGCCACAAAATTTCTTGCTGCTCACATTATCGCCATTCAACTAGCCCAAATGGGCATCCAAATTGGAGCCACTGATGGGAAGGTTTATGGTAAAGGGCTTGACGCCACTCTTTACGGGCAAGAATTTAAGCGACTCACTGAAGTTGCAACTAACGCTGGATTAATGATTGGCTTTGTTGTTTAATGACCAACCCTGCTCCGCCACTTGCGAATGCTTCTTTGACATTTGCAGTGTCTAGTGGGTATGCCGTGGATTCATTCACGGGCAATTATGTGGCATTAACGAGTGGCGAAGTGTATTACGCAACGCTAAGGCAAAGCAAAGATCCCAGCTACCAAAGACTCTTGGGGGCAGATGAAACGGCCATCTATATGAAAGGTCGGCTAGTTGGTCCCTTAGCGTTTTCGGGAGTGCCCCCTGGGGCGACGGCGCAAGCCATCATTGAAAACCAGGAGGGGCGTTTTGAACTACTCCCTACCACTGAAATGACAGTTCATTACCGTCAATTCTTGGGCACTCCCATTCATGGCTTTTTTAGAGCCATTGGACAAGGCAGTGTCCTTAACGTTTAACTAGCCCCTTGCTTTGTTTCAATGTCTTACATTCAACATCCCACCCAGCTCATCAAGAGCCAAGATACGATCATTTATGTGGGCGCCGTTTCTGGCGCATCTCGTCCGCGTGTATCTAGTGTTGATGGAGCCGTCACGGTTTCTGGCGCTCCTCCCATGAAATATTTGGCTGGCGTGACCACTGCTTCACTGGCCATTAATGACGGCGAAACTGAATATTACCTGCTTGGTAATGGCGGTTTTGCTGATAGTGTGGTGGTCACCACTCGTGCCCAAGCCTCCATCACTTCTTACTTCCAGCGTGATATAGATGGTTCTACCATCCAACCCACTGGCTTTGACGAGGCCATGGATGTGGTACTACGCAGCCGTTATGACAAAAACTATGAAGTGTTTGTCCAAATTTACAAGCTAATTGGCGGCAGCTTTACTTATGACACTACTGCTTTTGCGGCTAATGTTATGAACTACAGTGAATCTTTCCCCGCTGATAACCTAGTAGAAGTCACTTTTGATCTCATGAGCCGTGGCCCTGTCGCCGTGGGTCAAATTACTGTCAGTGGCACTAGTCTTCTGCCTACTGAGCCCAATTCCTAATTACTCTTCCATTGTTTCTGCTAGCCTTCCTTTACGGGGAGGCTTTTTTATTGTGAACATTGTTCAATTACGAGACATTCTTACCAGACTGTTGGATGCTAGCCCTAGTCTTATTGGCTCTTATACGCTACCCAATGGCTCCACGATTCCTGCCGTATATGTAGTGGGACGACAAGGAGTGCCGCTTGAATTCAAGATTCACGGCCTAGAGCTAGCCATTCAAGAATTTCCGCGATTAAATCCTCGTCCTGGTGTGGGCACGTTTCAACAGCGGAAAGAGTGGTCTATGGTGTTAGTTGACTACGATACGTCTTCAAGTAAGCTTAATCAAGCAGCGCAAAGAATAAGCAGACGCTTTCCTGATGCTCGTTTTTCCTTCATGCCAGAAACTGATAATGTTTACGGGCAGTATCGCGTGGTTATTCCTGACGTAGAAATTAATTTCCTTATTTAATGAAACTTCTTAAAAGCACTTGCGAAAAAGTATGGCTGTTTGATTGTCAAATCAAAGAAGATCACGTTGAAGCTGGACTCGCTTGTTTTCTACTTGGCAGTCCTTCCTATTGCACGTTCATGATGAAAGATAAGGCTTATCAAGTGCAATTGCCGAGTAGAGCAGTGGATAAGCCTGGTGCCGTCAGTATTATCAATGCTAGACTTCCACTGTTTGATTAAAGGCTATGAGCAAGTATTCCGACTTTTTCCTGCTGAGCAGTGCTAAATACTGCGAGCTAAATGAAAAGCTCCGCCTGCGTTCTTACAAAAGCTGGCTTGCTGAGGAAGTGTGGTGTCGTGAAGCTCAAAGCAAGAAGAAAGCAAAATTCACGCTAGAAGTGATTCGTTTGGCGCGTAAAATTGCCAAAGCTAAAGACATTGACGAAAGTGAAGCCTTTCAACTGTTGCAAGCAGGCGGAGAGGATCGTGAAGAATTGCTGAAAGAATTTGGAGAGGAAGTAAATGAGATTATGGACCTAGCTCCTTCTAATAGGGAGCAATTTGAAGAGCTTGTCACTTTATTCTTCAAGAATCGCGGGGAAGTGATGGAAGGCAAGAAATGGACTTCCACTTCTGATTGGAGCGATGAAGACACGCAAAAGCTCCCTGCAACTATTTTGACTGCCATTGAACAATTCATGGCAGATGAAGAAGCCAATGGGGAAGAGACTGTCGAGGAGGATGAAGATGCCCCAAAGTAAGCTTGGTGCAAAGGCTAGAGCAAAACTGTGAACAAACTTTAGAACGATCCACGGATTGGACTGAAATTTACACGCAGCTTATTCACCTTGGCATTTCCGATCCATTGTTCCATGCTGAACGCTTTAGCTTGGTGCCAGTCAGGTTTTTAAGAAGCGTTAGTGAAAACTTGATGAAGCAAAAACAGCAGACTATCAATGCTGATAGCGTAGCAGTGGCAAAATTAGCTTGTTTAGTGCATAGTGCATTAGGCGGAAAACGAAGCACAGTGTCCCTGGAATCGTTCTTGCCGTTTGAAAAAATGAAAGAGGCTAGTGGCTTGAAAGAATCTACGATTAGTGCAATGAAGTGGGCAATGAAGAATGAAAAGCTTCCGCCTGCCGTTGTAGGCATAATTGGCCCAGAACTTAGCTAAGCGTTGAAGATGCTAGATTGTGACAATCAGGTGACCTTACGATGTCTTATACTCTGCGCTTTACGAGCAATGCCTACCAAGCAGATAGCGCCATCGGAAAAATGCTGGGAGTCCTTGACAGGCTAAAAAAACAAGCGAAAAGGGCTCTTAGAATAAAAAACGAAACATTCGAGGGCAATCGCTGGGAAGATTTATATGGCATCAGCCAGCGCACATTTGAGCGGGCCATGGACTGGGCGGATGTAGACTTTGACCAGCAGATGAGCGCAGTAAAATGGAAATGGAAAGGAAGTCAGTACGAAACCGCGAGGAAAAATGGGCAGTTTGTAAAAGAACCGCGAGACATTATAGACATGGGCGAATTGTTGCAAAGTAAGCAACGCAAGCAGTCGGGGCGCAATGTAGTGGATTTTGAATGGACTGCTGATCACGCAGAGCTAGTTCATGATGGCTCCGACATACTGAAAAATGGTGGATACTATCCTGCTAGAGCTTGGACCGATCCAACGCTTGGGGATATTGACGAAGTAATTGGCGGCATTCTTCGC